GCCGACGCGAAGAAGGTCGAGACCGACCCGCAGTACTGGAAGTCCAAAGAAGCGCGCCTCGCGGCGAATCCGAGCCATGAAGACAATGGCGGGTTCCTGAAAGATTCGGCGCTGGCCGCGGAGCTCGAGCGGGCGATTGCCGAGCCGTCGAAGCGGTCCAAATACCTGCGCTATCACCTGAACGTGCCGCTCAAGGCGACCGAAGACCCGGTGCTCGATATGGCGAAGTGGCAGGCCTGTCACGGTGACATCGACCTGCGGACCTGGCCGGAATACGACGTTGAACTGCTGCTCCGCAAGTGGAACCTCGTCGACAAGCCGTGCTGGGCCGGCATCGACGCCTCCTGGACAACGGATCTCACGGCGGCGGTCTTCGTCTTTCCGCCGTTTGATGAGAAGGAGGTTTGGACGCTGCTGCCGTTCTTCTGGATGCCGGCCGAGCAGGTCCAGGAACTCGAGCGCGTCTGCCGGATTTCCTATAGCGACTGGGTGCGCCGCGGATTCATCGAGGCCACGCCGGGAAATGCCATCGACCTGCGGGCAGTCAAGCGCCGGCTGCACTGGGGCCGCCAGATGTTCGAGCTGCGGGAGGTAGACTTCGACCGCTTCAATTTCCGCACCGAGGCGATGGACCTGCTCGATGAAGGGATACAGACCATCGAGGTCCAGCAGACGTTCCTGCACCTGAGCCATCCGACGAAGTTCCTGTTGAGCGCCTATGTCGACTGCAAGATCCGGCACGGCAACAACCCGGTCCTGAACTGGATGGCGAGCTGTCTGCAGTTGCAGTACGACCACAAGGACAACGTGCAGCCGACGAAACCGTACCGGGGCAAGTCGGCGAAGCGGATCGACGGCCTGGCGGCTGCGATCACGGCTCTGCAGCGCGCGCTAGTCGTCGAAAGCGTGCCCGATTACGAGAACCGCGGCCTGTGGGCCTTATGACCGTTCCGACGGACTGGAGCGCAATCGCACAGAGCGGCTACGAGCGCTATGCCGCCATCGCCCGGGCAGACGCCATGTTACTGCCCGTACCGGAGTGGGAAGACCTGCCGCCCCGGCTGCAGGAGGCCTGGCGCGAGGCCGCGAAAGAGACCTGCCGGCAATTTATGACGGAGCATGACGAGTAGGGCGCCGCAGTCGAGCCGCCAGCCATCGCTGCTGCGGCGCTATGGCGGCCGGATCGCGGGCTTTTTCGGCATTGGATTCTCGAAGCTCGCGGGATTCCGGACGCTTCCGATCGATCCGATCCTGAACACCAGCGGCGCCTTCGACATCAGCGGCCAGTATGCGCTGACCTCCGCGGCGGTCTGGTCCTGCTGCCGCATCATCAGCAATTCCATTGCGACTTTGCCGGCGCATGTCTTCGAGGAAACGCCGGACGGAAAGCAGAAAGCCGTCGATCATCCGCTGTACCCGGTTCTGACCACCACGCCGAACCCGGCGATGACAACGAAACAATTCTTCGATGCCACGATGCTGCATCTGCTGCTCTGGGGAAACGCTTTTACGCATGTGGTGCGGAACGCGAACGGCGACGTGCTGTCGCTCTGGCCGCTGCTGCCGGCGGAAGTGCGCTGGGAATACCGCGATGACCGGACGCTCGACTATTACTATCCGCGCGGCTCGGAGACGCCGCTTGCACCCGGCGAGTTGATTCACTTCCGGCTATTCACCCTCGACGGCCTGATCGGCCTCTCCGTCGTCCAGTACCAGGCGGCCACTTTCCTCAGCGAACAGCAGGCCCACAGCTACGCGGCGTCGATCTATGCGAACGGCGGGCAGCGGCCGAGCGGTGTACTGAAGTATCCGACCGTGCTCAAAGAAGAGCAGGTCAATAAGATCCGGCAGAGTTGGGCGACGATCCATTCCGCGCCGGGCAATGTAGCGATCCTCGAGGGCGGCGCCAGCTACGAATCGATCTCGGCACCGCTTGCCGACCTCGATTACATGGCGCAGAACCAGTTCTCGATTGCGCAGATCGCGCGGATCTTCGGCGTGCCGCTGCACCTGATCGGCGCGGACGCCCGGCCGACCTATGCCTCGATCGAGATGCAGTCGATCGAGTTCGTGCAGTACACCTTGAATCCCTGGATCGTAGCGCTCGAGTCCTCACTGACGAATGCGCTGCTCAAGCCGCCGTATCTTTTCCGTTTCAACATCAACGGCTTCGAGCGCAGCGACATCAAGACGCGCTTCGACAGCTATGCAATCGCGCGGCAATGGGGCTGGATGTCTGCCAATGACATCCGCCAGCTGGAAGATTTGAACAAACTGCCCGAAGGCGGCGACATCTACCTGCAGCCGCTCAACATGGTTCCCGCCGGGACCATCGTGACGCCGGCAGCGCCAACACCACCCACAGGAGGCTGAACGATGGAATATTCCGTGTTCCCTTTTCTTGAGACGAAGACCACAGGTCTGGACGGACAATTCTCCGGTTACGCTTCGACCTATGGCAAGGACCTGACGAACGACCGCATCCTGCCGGGCGCGTATGCCAAGTCGATTGTGTCTTCACGCGGCCAGGTGCCGATCTTCTGGGGCCATCCGGGTATTTCCGGCACGGCCGACTGGATCGGACTGTCGAGCCGCCTGGTCGAAGACCAGAAAGGCCTGTTCCTCGACGGCAACCTGGCACTGAAGACGACGGCGGGCAACAATGCCTTCGAGTTTCTACGCTTCGCGGCGCAGCAGGATTACAAAGCCGGCCTCAGTATCGGGTTCGTGACGAACACCTGGGACATGGACGGCAGCGAGCGCGTGCTGAAGGAGATCGACGTCAAGGAAGTTTCGATCGTGCCGTTTCCGGCGCAGCCGCGGGCGCGCATCGAGGAAGTGAAAACTGTACGGGATCTGGAGGATGCCTTGCGGGATGCGGGCTACTCCACACTCGAGGCGAAGACACTGATTGCAACAGTGCGCCGCCTTGATACGCAAAGGCCAGAAGCGCAGCGGGATGTGAGCGGGCTGGTAAGAAATATTCGCAACGAGAAGCTCCGGCTGACCGCTGCGCAATTTTTTAACGACTTAACCCAACTCACCAAAGGAGTCCGCAATGGACGATAACGAGCTTCTCAAAGAATTTCAGTCGCTGCTCGAAGCGCAGCGGCAGGCACATCAGGAAATGTTCACGCAGATCGAGAAAAAAGGCGTGGCCGATCCGGAAAGCCGCTCGAAGATCGAAAAACTCGAGCAGGAACTGACGAAGAAACACGACGAATACACCGCCGAGCAGGCGAAACAGAAGGAATCCATTCGCGTGCTCGAGGAGAAGGCAGGCCGCCTGCCGGCGAAAGTGAACGGCACGCTCTCGCTCGGCAAGCAGTTTATCGAGAGCGACACGTTCAAAGCCGCGCCGCTAGGCGGACGGTTCCATGTCCAAGCCGCCTTGAAGGGCACATTCCATACGAAAGCGGCTTCGAATATCATCACCGACGTTTCCTATCCGCTGCCGCCGCGCACCATGTTCGTACCGAACGTGGCGCTGCCGTCGGAACGGCCGAACGTCGTCCGGAACCTGTTTCCGCAAACGCCCACCACCGCATCCGCCATCGAATACGTGCAGGAAACCTGGACGTTAGCGGCGGACTATCAGTTGACGCAAGGTGCAACCAAGGCGCAATCGCTGGTCGACTATTCCGACAAGGTGACGAATGTCCGGACGATCGCGCATTACGTCAAAGTGTCGCGCCAGATGGCCGCGGACGTACCTAGTCTCATGTCGACCATCGACAACCGCCTGACGTACGGCGTGCTTTTGAAGGAAGACTTGGAACTGCTCTATGGCAGCGGCGCTGCGGGGCATCTGACCGGTGTCATGACGGTAGCGTCGGCCCTCACGGGGACCCTTCCTACCAGCGCCACGGCGATCGACCAGATCCTGGCGGCTTCCGTCCAGGTAACGAATTCCGGCAATATTCCGACCGATGTCGTTCTCTCCCCATCGGCCTGGGCGGCCGTCATGGGCCTAAAGAATACGCAGGGCACTTACCTGTACGGGACGCCGCTCAACGCCGTCCAGCCACGCATCTGGGGCATGCCGGTCACGGTCTCGCTCTCGATGGCGGCAGCTGATTTTCTGGTCGGCTCGTTTCCCAACTGCGCGGAAATCTTCGACCGGGAGATGGTCACCGTCGATATCGCCTTCGAAAACGAAGACGACTTCATTAAAAACCTGATTACGGTACGCGGCGAGGAACGGATCGCGCTGGCGGTTTATGTTCCGGCAGCATTCGTAAAAGGCACGCTCATTGCTCCGACTATCTTTGCCCCGGAGGAATCGGAGAACCCGGCCCACAAGAGGGCGAAGTAAGGGGCCATGCTGGTTCAAGCGGTCCGGAAGATCACTTTACCCGACGGGCGCAGGCTGCGCCGGGGGGAAGTGGCGGATCTGCCGGATACCCTCGCGAGTCATCTGCTCCAGCGAGGGCTCGTTCGGGAGCGGGTCGAACGCCCCGCTCTCGAGCGAAAAGACACTGCGCCGCCCGCGATCGATCCGGAAACGCCATTCACTGCGCCGGTGCTCGGTCCAGTACTCAGCTACCAGAACGAGGACAATTTCATTCGCAATCTGGTCACGATCGGCTATCCGGGCGGCCCCTATACCACGCTGCCGGTTCCCGGCTCGCCGCTGCCCGAGCCGGTGCTCTCGGACTCCGTCGCGGACCTGCCGCCGGTCCTTACGCTCGATCAGATCAAGACCTATCTGCGGATCGACGTGGATTACACCGATGAAGACGCCGAGCTGCAGCTGCTCGAGCAGGCGGTGCGTGTCGCCACCGAGAACGCGATTCGAGTGGACATTGACGATACGGTCGGCGAAAACGTGAAAGCCGTCATGCTGCTCGCGATCGGGCGGCTGTACGAGAACCGCGAAGCATCGACGTACGAGAGCTGGAACCTGGAAGCCTGGCTGGTACAGATGCTGGCCGGCGAGCGCGATTATCCGGTCTATTGATGGAACCCGGACTCTTAGACCAGCCGGTCACGATCGAGGAATCGACCGGGCAGGATGAGTTCGGCTCGCAGATCGTCTGGACGACGGTGTGCCAGACGAAGGCAGATATCCAGCCGGTCTCCGGCTCGGCCAGCACAGAATCGGCGATTTATACGGCAGAAGCACGCTATCAGGTGAATATCCGTTACCGCCGCGGGATCGACGCCAACCAGCGCATCCGCTACCGGGCCGACCAGAAGGATTATGTGCTGCTAATCCTGTACGTTCTGCGGCCAGAAGTAGCGCGGGCGCGGAGATTGCAACTCTTCTGCAAGGAGTATCAGGTCTGAATGGCGGTCACCGTCCAGGTCGAAGGCCTCACCGAGTTAAACCAAACCTTGCTCGATCTGGGTGACAAGGTCGCCAAGCAGTTTCTGCGCAAAGCGGGCAAGGCGGCCTCCGATCTATTTGTCCAAGCCGCGAAGCAGCGAGCCCCAGTACTGAAGAAACCGACCCGGCGGCGGCAGGCGGGCGCTCTGCGGGATTCGATCACGGCCCAGGTTTCCCTGCGCAAGGGCAAAGGCCTGGTGGTGCGGGTCGGCCCGGACAAGAAGGTGTTCTATGCACACTTCGTCGAATTCGGCACCTCGAAAATGTCGCCGCATCCCTATATGCGGCCGGCCTGGGATGGAGAAAAGGACGCCGCTCTGAATGCCTTCGCCGAAAGCTTGAAAGCTTCGATCGCCGCCTATAAAGCCAAGTGACGCAACTCGAGCCGGGCCTGGTGCAGTTCATCGTGGATTCTTTGCCCGCGTATAGCCCGAAGATCTTCCCGACCGCGCCGCCGGGCAACGCCGCGACGCCGCATGTGACCTATCTGCTGGTCTCGAAGCCGGGCGAACCCGTGCTGGCCGGCCCCTGCAGGCTGCAGGAGACGCGCTACCAGTTCGATTACTGGTCGCGCTTCGACGACGAAGGGCTGAAGACCGCCCGCAGCTGGGCGGATCAGTTCCGCACGCTGCTCGACGGCTTCACGGGCGATCTGCCGAACGGCGTCTGCGTCCGCAACATCGTGTTCGACGACGAGCGGACCTTCATGGAACGCGATACCCGTCTGCACAACATCCAGCAGGACTACCTGATCTGGTATTACCTCTAACCCAACTCACAAAGGAGAACACCTATGGCCTGTGGAGGAAATCCCACACAAGCAACCGTCGGCAAGGGCGCGACCTTCTCGATCGGCGCGAAAACGTCGACTGCTACCACCGCGCCTCTGCCGGATGACGCTGCCTGGAAAGTGATCGCCGAAGTCGCGACCATTGACCAAAGCGGTATTACGACGGCGGAGGAAGACGTCACCAACCTGCAATCGCCGGGAGGATTCGGCGAATACCTCGCGACGAACGCCGATCCCGGAACAGTCGATATCACCGGCAACTATATCGGCGATACGACGCAAGCCGCTCTGCGGACGGCCGCCTGGCCGGATACGACGACCTGCCATGTCGAGAATTACTGGTGGATGATCCAAAACACCCTGTCCGACGGCTCGACGGAATCGCGCGTGTTTATGGGCTTCGTCAAAGCCTTCAAGGAAGCGAGTCCGCTCTCCAATACCGCGAAAGTCGAATTCACGGCGCAGATCCGGCGGATCGGCACGACGACGCTTACGACGGCGGCACCGGTGGTTGGCGGAACAGCGGCGAAGAAAGCAGCCTGATGGCGCGGCGTAAATTGCAGCCGATCCATGCCGCGGCGAACGGCATTCCGCCGGTCATCCGCGCGCTGCGGCGGGAGGTGGCACTGAATATCGACGGCACGGTCTATAACATCTGCTTCGACTTCAATGCGCTCTGCGAGCTCGAGACGACGCTGGGCGTGGAACAGGTGCGCGCGATTTACCGTGATATGGGCGAGGGCAAGCAACCGCCGTTTGCGTATACCCGCGCCAGCCTCTATGCCTGCCTGAAGCACGCGGGTGCGCCCTATTCGCTCGAGGAAGTGGGGCAGTTCATTCATGTCGGCTCGCTGCGCGCCATCAACGAGGCACTGGCGGCCGCGCAGTCGGCGTCAATGTCCGAGCCGGCAGAGGAGGAGGAGGAAAACCCTACCAAAGCGGCGGCGCAGTAGCCAGTCCGTCGCTGCTCGAGATCTGGGCCTTTGCTTCGCAATGCCTTCAGTTGAGCGATGAGCAGTTCGGCCGGCTGACGCCGCGCATGTTCAATGGTTTGCTCGATCGTTATCAGCAGGAGAGAGAACACGAAGAGATGCTCTTCGGGATCGTCGCTGCGACCGTCGCGAATCATGGATACCGCTATCCGTCGAATCCCGTGAGCTTCACCCAGTACATGCCTTCACAGCGTCATGCGCACCGGCTGGAACGAGCCAAACCCGTGACGCCGGAAGAACTCAAGTCTAAACTCGACCGCATCTTCGGAACCTGAATGGCGACCACCGTCGGAACACTCAGCATCAACCTGCAGGCCGGAACCGCGCAGTTCGACAGCGCGATGAAGCAGGTCCAGCAGACGCTGAAGTCTGCTGTAACGACCGGCTCCGCATTCGGCTCGGTCATCGGTAATCTCTTCACCGACCTGGCGGAAAAGGCCGGCGAGTTCGTGAAGGGAATGATCGAAGTGGGCCGCTCTCTCATCGAGATGGAAGAGCAGATGGGCCGTCTCGCGCAGGTAACGGGCACAACGACCGAACAATTCAGCCTTCTCGCCTATGCCGGCAAGTTCGTCAACGTCAGCACGGAAGATCTGAGCCACTCACTTTCCTTTCTACAGAAGCAGATGGCGCTCGCCGGAAGCGGCAATGTCGAGGCGATCGAGCTGTTCAAGACGTTAGGGATCGCCACTAAGGACGCCAGCGGGAACATGCGCGACACCGGCGCTGTTCTGGTGGATATTGCGAAAAAACTAAGCGGGTTCCGCGACGACGCAAATAAAGCGGAAGCGGCGCAGCGCCTGTTCGGGCGCAGCGGTGCGGAGATGATTCCCTACCTGAACCTGGTGGGAAC